GTGTACGAGATGACAGCCAGAGCTGCCTACAAGAAGTGGGGCAGTAAACTCCCGCAGGAAGTCATCAAGCTTGTTAAAGACAAAGCCGGTCATCGAAGGGTCAAATTCCTCCATGCGATCTATCCCCGGGAAGACGCTCTTGGAAAGAAGGGCAAGGCGATCATCTCCACCGAGAAGAAATTCGCATCAGTCCACTACAGCTATACAGGTGATGCAGTATTCAAAGAATCAGGGTTCGACGAATTCCCTGTTGCAGTCCATCGGTGGATGCTTAACGGGACCTCCCCGTACGGATCATCCCCGGTCATCAAATACATTGAAGAAATCAAGAAGCTCGACAAGATGGAGCTCCTATACGCAACAGGAGCAGACAAGGGAGTCAATCCTCCCGTATTCGCTCCCGAAGTGCTCAAGGGCAAGCTCAACCTCAATCCCGGAGCTAAGAACTACCTCAACATAGCGCAGACAGGTCGCCCGGAACTTTTTCCGTCCTCCCTCGACCTGAACCACATGGCCGCTCAGATCCAGTACCTGAGGAATGTCATCAGCAAGGTTCTCTATGCGAACCTGTTTGACATCCTCATGAGACAGGATAAAGAGCGGACAGCTACTGAGGTAAGAGAGATCAAGGGTGAGGGGTTGGTCTTGCTCTCGAGCATTATCGGAAACATGCAGGAGGAAAAGATCGCTCCGCTGGTGATGAGGTCCTACCACATCCTCAAGGCGGCGGGAAAAATCCCTCCTCCTCCAGAGGAACTCCTGAAGGCTTCGGAAGAGGGGAGAGTAAAAATCTCACTGGACGGTCCGCTTGCCCAGAACATGAAAACCTACCACCAGACCACAGGTATCACACAGGGGATGGAAGCAATCGAGAAGGTTATGCTGATGTTCCCTGACTCTCAGGTCCAGATCGAAGGTGATGAACTCATGCGGCAGGCAGCATCAGCAAATGGGATGCCTCAGACGATCATCCGCGAGAAAGCACAGGTCAAGAAGATCAAGGAAGAGCAGAAAGCGATTCTGGAACAGCAGAGAGCAAACGAGCAGAAGCTCGCCGACGCTGAGTATGCAAGCAAGATGCAGGGAGCTCAGGGCTCGACTCCGCAGCAGATAGCTCAGGGGCAGGTGGGTAGATGATCACGATAGACCAGCAGATCGATCAGGAAATCTGGAGCAAGAGAAACTCACTGAAGAATGTATATCGCACCGAGGAAGGGCGGTATCAGCTAGCTCTTATGGTCAGCGAGTGGAGAATCTTCGACGTAATCGATCCTGCAGACGTTGAAGGTCTTGCCCTCAGGAACTACGGGATCCAGTTTCTCGAGCGCATGGGACTTCTCGACGGAGAGAGTCTCCTACCTCTTCTCGATTTCATGCTCACACACGAATGGAAACAACCGGTCTATGAGACCGGAAAGGAGATATAGCGATGGCAGATATTGATGGGAGCAGCACTGTAGTAGAACCGAATGCACCGGCGGGTGCTGCAGGGATGGAACAGCAGGAGTCTGTGTTACCTGAAAACAACCAAAGCACTGGTGAAGACACTCAGCAGAGTGAAGGCTCGACCAGTCCTGGATGGATGGCCCAGCTTCCGAATGACCTGAGGAATAATGTTGATCTGCAGAAATTTCCCACATTAGGGGAGTTCATACGCAGTACGCAATCGACAGGATCTGATGGGAAAGAGGTAGAGGGAGATCAGAAACCCAAGGAAACGGAACCTGTCAAGTACGAAAAATTCGAAAAGGTTCTGGATCAGAACGCGGATCCTTTCGGAACGATCGGGAATTCGGTGAAGGAGGTGCTCGAAGCTTCTCAGGTTCCACAGGAAGTGGCCGAGAAGCTGTTCGACTCACTCAATCAGGCTCAGGACGGCTCGACGAAAGAGCTGATCGAGAAGGGCAAGGACTGGTGTGAGGCACAGCTCAGGAAAGACTGGGGCAAAGACTACGAAGAGAACCGCAAAGCCATGTCACGGGCATATGTGGCTCTCGTAGGCGAAGACAAGGATCTCGCAACTGCTCTCGACAGAACAGGCGCAAGTATTAACCCGGCAGTGGCTGAACTTCTTTCCCGGATCGGAAAATCCATCCGCGAGGATGGATCGATCGTTTCAAACAGGACGAGCGGTCCTTCACAGAGATCCTCTGGGGTCCCTGTAAAGTATCCGAAATCTTAAAGGAGTAGAGGATGCCTACTTATCTGACTTTTGCGGACGTAGCAGCCGCAACACACAACGAAAATCTTGTTCCTGTAGTGGATGAAGTATCCAAGGCAGTGACCATGTGGAATGACGCACCGTGGAAAGAATCGACGGACATGCTCCGCGAGATCGGTGGTCGCGAAGGCGAGGCACCGAGAGGTACCTGGGTAGCTGTCGATGAAGGTGCGAAGCCGAACAAAGGCAGCCAGACCAAGTTCGCCGAAGAGCTCGGAATGATCGAGGGATGGAGCGATGCCATGAAGAAGACCATGGACCTCTCTCCCCACTCGGACGAAATGAGATGGCGAGAGGACAAGAGACACTTCAAGGGTATCGGGTTCGATCTCGAAGAGGCACTTCTGTACGGCAACCGTGTACAGAATCCGAGGAAGTTCAACGGTTTCATGCCGAGGTTCTCGAAGCTCACCGACATCGACGGGATAGGTCTTGTCTCCGAGGAGCAGGAACACTTTGTCACTCTCGGAGCCGGCGGAACGAACGGGAACGGGATGTCTTCGATTCTTATGGTCTACTGGGACACCGAAGACGGAGCACACCTGCTCTATCCTTCTCACAAGCCGAACAACGGAATGGAATTCACTCCTTATCCGTACAGAGCTGAGAAACAGCCTGACGGAACGATCATCGAGGTTGCGTACAGCAAGTATGCATGTACCGCAGGTCTCTCGATCGCAAACCGGAAGAGCGTGATCCGTATCGCGAACATCGACAACGACCCGGCAACGGCGAATTTCGCCAAGCTTGAGGCGGCGATCTACGACGCATTCGCAGCTCTCCCTGTTGAATTCCAGTCAGGCGTGAGACTGTACGCGAACAACAGGACCATCGCAAATATGCGAAAGGCGTATGCCGGTCGTGTTGTCCCTGCCAAGTATGTCGATTCCATCCCCAAGAATGCAATCGGGGATGTGATGTTCGACGGATTCGTAATCCGCAGATGTGATTCGATGCTCAACACCGAAGCACAGATCGCATAAGGGGGACAGAATATGCTGTATGAAATTTCAAGAGCACCTTTCGGTGCAAACGGAGCTGTACTCACTGATGTGGGTTCAAGCTCCACTCTCAACGGTTCCGAGATTGACTTCGGGGCCGAGAACCAGATGGTAGAAACGAACGAGACCCTTGAGGTCTTCCTCACTGAGACAGCCGCTTCGAGCGGTGCTCCGACTCTGCAGGTAATCATCGAGACCAAGGAAGAGGGAGGGGCATATGCTCAGATCGCTTCCGGTCAGGTGTTCGCTCTCGCTGATCTTGTTGCAGATGCTGTCATCTACAAGGGAGCTCTTCCGGAAGGCTGCAAGCAGTATGTCCGGGTCAGTCTCGTGAATGCTGTAGCGGCCACCTTTACCGCCGGTGCAGTGGCAGGGGCCATCAGACCTCTGGATGTAGTGTAAGGAGGTCGGTATGGACGAATACAGAGCAAAGCGCGACTGCTACTACGAGGGCCATTACCTTAAGAAGGGGCAGACCATCAAGGTGAAGAAAGGCACCGAGGTGAAGTTCAAACTTCTCGAGAAGGTCGGGACCAGCACGTCTTCGACAAAATAACAGAACGGGGCCTTCGGGCCCCGGCTTTTAGGAGGCCGGGATGACTACTCTTGATCTATATAACATCACCCTGTCGATCTTCGATAAGGAGATCACCCAGGCAGATCTCGACAGCGCGACCCCTTCTAAGGAGGTCCGCCTGTGTAACAGGTACTATCCTCTCGCTGTCCTGAAAGCCATGAGAGAGTTTGACTGGTCGTTTCTTGTTGTAGACATAATGTCCTACACGGGTGATATGACGTACAATGAGGATGGGTATTACAAAGGGTATATCTATCAGTACGACCTGCCTGAAGACCTGTTGAAGCTTGTCTGGGCAGGTAGTGAGTATCCATACGAAGTGCTTGGAGATAAGCTCTACTGCAACGAAGAACCATATCATCTGTGGGGGATAAAGAAGACTCTCCCGGAGACAGGAGTTCCAGAGGACTTCCACGAACTCATTGCATACACTCTCGCGTACCAGATTGCACCTCTTCTTGCTCCCGAAGGTAAGCTTGATCAGATAGCCCTCCAGAAATACACCTGGACCCTATCAGGACTGATCTCGGCAGA